ATGATCGAGTTAATGTCTATTTATCATACTGCTTGCTTCTTTGCTGATATAAATCTGTCAATGTCAGCACAAACCAAAGAAAATGCTGCGTCTATAAGCGAAGATAAACATCGAGAATTGATTAGAAAATTCCCTTTGTTACTGAATGAAATAACTAAAGCGAGTTTTTCTAAAGATAGCGTAGAGGTTATGTTCAAGTCTGGAGGAACCTACTCAATACTTGCTAATGCACAAAGTACAAAGGGTCAGCGTAGACACAGATTGAATTGCGAAGAATCAGCGCTACTAAATAACGAATTGTTTAAAGATGTCTTAGAGCCTGTAGTAAATGTACCAAGAAGAACAATAGGAGAACAGGCTGTAGTTAGTCCATATGAATTGAATGGAATGATCAATTACGTAACAACGTCCGGTTATCGTGGCTCTGATGAGTTTAATCGTATATTAAATATGATTAAAGAAATGGCTGAACTAAAAGGTAAAATTGTATTGGGAGCAAGTTGGGAATTACCTTGTCATTACGGACGTGGAGAAACTAGAAATCAATTATTAGCTAAGAAGAATGACCCTACCACTTCTGCAACGGCTTTTGCAATGAACTATGAAAGCCGTTGGGTCGGAACTACTGACGGAGCCTTGGTTAATATAAGTAAATTGTTAAGTTTGCGTACACTTACTAAAGTGGAATTAGAATGTCCTAAAGATAGTCGAGGGAACTTCTTATTAAATGAGTATGTAATAGGTGTCGATGTAGCTCGTTCTTCTGCTCAAAGTAATAATAAAACAGCAATTGTAGTATTAAAGATAATTAGAAATCCAAAAGGGTTAATTCGTCAAATTCAATTAGTAAATATTATAGAACCTCCAAATGGATTAACATTTAAGGAACAAAGTATAGTTATCAAAAAACTGTTCTATAAATATGGTGGAAATCAAGATTTAAGTAAGTCTAGAGTGAAAGCAGTAGTTGTAGATGGTAATGGATTAGGTAAGGGACTTATTGATAGACTATTAGAAGATGTAACTGATCCCGAAACAAATAATGAACTTGGATGCTTTAACACTATTAATACTGATCAAAAACCAGATGTAGAGAATGCAATAGAAATCGTGTACGACTTAATATCTTCTGGAATAAACGGAGACATTATCCGTGTTTTCATTGACTATGTAGAAACTGAACGTCTTAAATTATTAAAAGTTAACGATAATATTAAGAAAAGCTCTGTTTATGGTGACGATAACCTAATAGATGAAGAAAGAGCTAGATTACATACTCAACATTTAATAGATGAGATCTCCAACTTAAAGTTAAAAACTACAAGTAAATCTATTACTGTTGAGCAAACTCTAAAAAAGATAGATAAGGATAAATATTCTGCATTGGTATATGGACTTTATTATATCTTTTTATTTTTAGAGAAAGAGATTGAGGATAATACATTTGATGATGACGATGATGCGTTAGTATACTTCTAAAATCACTAAATACTCTCATGCTTTATTTCGTACACAGGAGGTGAAAAATGACAACAGAAAATAAAAAATCAAACTTGGATGAATTTGAATCACAGGCTAATTCCTATGTAGATTACATGTTGGAATACTCAACTGGATTTATATCAGGTATGTTTAAGCATGGCATTATCGATTCTATAAATGTAGAAAAATTACATAAAATGTTTTCTAATCCAGACTTCTATCAAAAGGAAATTGAAGATTTAGTGCAGTATTTCTACATATCTAATGCTGATGTACATCAATTGTTCGAAATGGTTGAAGTATTACCTTCTATGAATTATAGAATTGAAGTATTGAAACATAACAATAGTACTGGTGCACAAGTTAAGAAATTAAATAAACATTTGAAGAAAATCAAACATAGACGATTAACACGTGATTTGATTAAACAAAATGCGTCATCAGGTAATGTAGTTGGTTTATGGTTAGGTCAAGTATCCTCCCCCTTCCCTTTTGTATTTGATAATACGCAATTCGCATTCCCTATAGGGCGTAATTATTTTGGTGAATGGACTTGTGTATTAGATTTGTCATGGTTTAACACTATGATACCAGAACAACGAGAATTGTATTTTGATATGTTAAGTGTATTAAATATTCGCAAAAAATATGATGAGTATATGGAAGATATGGTGAATAAGCAATACTACACTCTCCCATATGAACGAACTTTTTGTTTAGGTACTGGTAAATTGAAACGTAATCAAGCACAAGGTACTTCTTGGGGAACTACTGGTTTATTTGATGTAATGCATAAAAAAAAGTTGAAAGACTTAGAACAATCATTAGCAAATAAAATCATTAATGCTGTAGCTGTATTAACTGTTGGTTCTGAGAAAAACTTTGAGAAATACGCCAATGCTGTGTTGCCTAGTGCAGTAAAGAAAAAGATTCATCTAGGTGTTAAATCCGCATTAGAACAAAAGCAAATGGGTGGAGTATCAGTTGTAACTATACCAGAGTATGCAAAAATTGATTTTGAAAAGGTTGATGTTGACGGCTTAGGTGGAGACAAATTCCAAACCGTAAACTCTGATATCAAAGCATCATACGGTATTAGTGGAGCTATGACTAACGGTGAAGGTACTAACTATGCTATTGCGAAATTAAACTTAGAAATATTCTATAAACGGATAGCTGTAATGCTAGAGGATGTAGAAGATGAAGTATACTCTAAAATGTTTAATTTAATGTTACCAAATACACAAATAGATAATTTCTGTATGGTTTACGAGAAAGAAGTACCTTTAACTAAGGCTGAAAAAGTTACAGCGTTAAAAGGAATGACTGATAAAGGTTGGTCTATTAGACATTACATAGAGGAATTAGGATTCAATTTTGATGAGTATCTAGCAGAAACATTGTACGAAACTGAACAGTTAAAGTTGCAAAGTATTATAGTACCTTACGCTACCTCTTTCACAGCTAATTCTAGCGATATCATAAACAATGGTAGACCTCCAGTATCTGATTCAGAAGTAACTAATGAAAATACTGTACGCTCTAGAGAATCTGACAATTAGTAATTCAATTTATCCCCTTTAAAAGGAGGTGAAATATTGAAAAATAGAGAAACTAAAAAACAACAATTCGAATTAATATTAAATGAAGCGAAGCATGATTTAAATGATCCAACTAAAACTCATGCCTCTTTTATTATTATGGACACTACTAAATCATTAAATAATGTAAAAGTAACTGAAGATGTACTATTAGAAGCTAAAGAATCTATTCTAGGAATGCCAATTGTAACTAAATATCTTTCTGATAAAGAAGATTTTGGTACACATGAAGAGTTTTTAGATGAAGATAAAAATGGCAAACAGTTTGTAAATAGAGATACTATTGCAATTGGTTCTTTTACATCTGAAGGTTATATGAAAACTGTAGAAATTGATGGTGAAGATAGAGAAGTTTTTGTAGCAGATGCGGTATTATGGCGTTCTAGGTATGAAGAAGCTATTGAATTATTAATTAAGCTATTCAATGACGGTAACAGTTTACCTATGTCATGCGAGTATTTATATAGCAATCATGCTTTCATTGATGGTGTAGAACACCACCTTTCCCCTATCTACTTTGAAGGTCATTGTATATTAGGTGAAAAAATTATCCCAGCATATGAATCAGCTACAATGTTGTCTTTGAATAACTTACAAGAATTTAATCGTTTAGTAGCACAAGCAATAAATCAAAATAAGGAGGTCAATTCATTGACAGGAAAAGCAAAAACTCAATTAAATGAATTATCACATGATGATATTCGTGGTCAAATTCGTGAACAAGTGAATGTATCACTAAAGGAAGATGATTGGTGTTGGGTAGTTGAAGTATTTGAAACTCATACAATTATTGAAATTGAAGAAGAAAAAGCATGGAATCATTATCGTTTTGACTATGTAGTTGAAAATGATGTAGTAACTGTAAATTTAGAATCCAAACAAGAAGTAAATGAAAAACGTGAATGGGTAACTGTCACTAACGAGCTACAAGAACAAGTGACGCAACTTAATTCTAAAATTGAAGAGTTAACAAATACAAAATCAGACTTAGTGGTTAAGTTAGAATCTGCTACTGATACTATCACACAATTAAACTCTGAACTAGACGTATTGAAGCCTATCCAAGAACAGATGCTTAATGCTCAATTGGAGGCTAAATTAGATGAAGCTAAGACTAAGTATTCTAAAGTATTCAACTCTAAAGACTTTGAATCAGAAGAAGTCCAATCTCTAATAGCAACGTCTATTTTAGACAGTGAAGAAGGTGTTGATGCTAAATTAGCACTGAATGAAATGATTCTTGAACAATTCAATACTAAGCAAGAAGTAAAATCTCAAGTCAATACTGTATCTAGCAAGTTAGCAGGATTAGCATCTCCTAAACGTGAGAAATTAAGTCCAGATCTAGATGATCCATTAAGTGACATGAGAATTTAATTAAACAAATACATAAAAACAATTAGAAAAGAGGAAATTTATTTATGGCAACTAAAGCTTTTAATACTTTATCAAAATTAGATGTACGTTCAGTTGGTAACTTAGTATCTGCACAACAATATATTCAAGATTATGCAAATGGCGCATTCTTCACTGAGGACATTGACAACTTCCATTTAGTGCAAGGTAAGCTATCTGCTAATGACGTTACTGTAACAGTTGGTGGTAAATCAGTAAATATTGGTGGAGCTAACGAATTGCAAGTTAAAGCATTTGCAGATGAAACTGATGCTAATCACATCTTCTTAACAGCAGGTGTAGAACGTACATATCTACCTCAAGATGACATCGCTCAATTTTATAATGGCGCAGGAGAAAAACAACGTGTAGTTTACTTAACTAATGGCTTATTATTTGACGTTTCAGCTTATGAACACATTACTGCAGGTACTGAAATTAAAGTTGGGGACAAAGCATTTTACGATGCTACTAAAAAGAAATTTGTAGTAGATCCTGCTGCTACTGCAACTACTCACCCTGTATTCTTCGAAGTTCGTCGTACAGAGCTTGACGCTACTTACACATTAGGACAACCAACTATTCGTTTAGTAGTAATAAAAGGTGTTTAATTAAACAAATACATAAAAACAATTAGAAAAGAGGAAATTTATTTATGGCAATCGATACTGAAAAATTATCAGGTTTATTTAACCGTATTCTAAACAACAAAACAGAGGCTTCAGATGACGTTAAATTTAAAGCTTATATGAATGAGACTTTTGGACAAGGAACTATTCCTTCTCAACATGAATTGCAACAATTCAACAACGTAGTAATTAAGGAAGCAGAAATTATCGCTCAACGTAAATCTTATGAATTACTTGAAATCCTAGCTAGTCAAGAACGTACCGAGCGTGGTAATGCTTTCTTATATGACATTCCACAAGAATTCAATGCTAAGTTTGTATGGTCTGCTAATGGTGCGTCAGTAGAACATGTACGTGTTGCTTCAAATGCTCAACGTACTTTAGTTCCTAAAGAATACTCTACAGGTATTTATTATGAAATGGATGCATTAGGTCGTGGAGATATAGAAGCATTCAACAACTTAGTTAATAAATCAGCAGATGCTATTGTAGCTTTAAAATTTGAATTAATCACTAAGCTATTCCAAGCTGCTGTAGCTGATTCTCGTATTCCTACTACCAACCAATTAACTGGTAATAACCTAACTATCGATCAATATGTTAAATTCGCTTCTCGTTTTGCTCGTCTTGGTGGTAAAGCTGTATTCGTTGGTGATACTTCTCTTATTGATCACTTCGCTTTACAATTACCGGAAAGTGCTACATATGCTCCATTACTAGTTAATGAGTACAAACAAGAGTTAATGGAAAGCATGGCTGTTACTAAAATTGCTCGTACTACTGCTGTGAACCTTGTTAATCCTTGGATTATCAACTCTATTGGTTCAGCTAATGAACGTACTCAATTACCTGTTAACGAAGGTTACATGTTCTCTAGTGGAGTAGGTTACAAACCTCTTAAACTTGTTGAATTTGGTGGAGCACGTCAATACTCTGAGTTCAATAAGAACTTAATGCGTGTAGAGATGGATATCAAAGTCGATTTAGCTGTTGATTTCATTTTAGGTGAAGCAGTAGGATTTGTTAAGGATGATGCTGTCACACTTTAATAAAATAAATACATATGAGGAGATTTAATATCTCCTCTTTTATTATATTTGGAAAAGAGGAAGATGTAATGGAAAACGAAAAAATTTATTTAGTGCGTAAACGCCCTGCTGATTACTATGTTAATTATAAGAATGGTATCAAGAATATTCCTTATAAATGGAATGGATTTATAGAAGGTCGTAAGCCTCATGTACAAGCAGTTCCTCGTGAAGTATTTGATGAGTTGAATATGAGTGGTAACTGTATTCGTAATGGTGAATTAGTTATTGCTGATGAACAACCGAATAAAGAAGCTGTAATGGATGAGATTCTAGATGTACAAGAAGTTTTAGATAACTCTCATAGTCATGATGAAATCGTAGCAATTCTTTCTGGAAATATTAATAAAATGAAGTCAACACTTAATAAAGTTACAGTTAAATCTGAGAAAAGTTTTATCAAAGGTGTAGCTGAAGATATTAAAGATGAATTATCAGGTGCTAAAACTTCATGGATTGAACAATGGTACAAAAATGAATTAGATGAAGAAAAGTAGGTGTTAAATTTGCTTACTTACGATTGTATATGGACTAGTTTTTTAGAGAATTACATGGTAGAAGATGTAGACTTACCTCATCCAGATCAAATACCATCTGTAATACAAAATGCAGTTATTAGAGTTAATAACAGACTTCGTACTACTGCTGTTTGTAATAATGCATCTGAGACTGTAGAAGGATTATCAGGTGAAGATCATTTGATTCTACTATCAGCTTATATAAAGTTGATTCAGTTAATAAACTCAAGAGTATTTTATGAAAAATTATACAACCCATTTTCTGCTGATGTAGGAGTTAGAAATTTTAAAACACAATTAGATTCTCTCAATAAGTCTGTTAAGGAACAAGAAGATTTAATAGATGAAATTATTTTAAATGCTATGGAGGACTTTTTATGATTCATAAAAACATAAAAGTTGACATAGATAATGATTTCTTTATTGATGGATTAGAACCTATCCAAATGTATATGAGGTTTCTTAAACGTAAAAATAATGCTACTTTACATTTAATTGAAAAGTATGTAGGAGAATCATTAGAAACTAACGATGAATTACTAGAAATTAAGAATAATATTCTTGATGTAAGTGGAAGTCTTGGTAGATTGCCTTATCAATTAGTGATTGTAGGTGATGAAGTTGAAAGACTTTAGTAATTATCACAGAATTGATGTGACTAAAAAAATTGAACACGACTCATTATTCTTGTTGAATCGTTCATTAAATGGATATTCATCTTATGATGTAAAAATTAATTATGACAAACTAGCTAAAGTTCTCATGAATCAAAAATGGGATGCTGATGGTGAAGGTATGAAAATAATTGGTCACATAGTTGATATTGAACGAGGAAACTTGATTGAATACGATAGTGAGTATTGGTTAATTGTAACTAAATCAGAAGACAATAGGATTTATAGAAAAGCAGAAGTACGTTTATGTAGTGCATCATTTCCTGTTAAATTAGAGGATAAAAAGGTTCAAGTAGGTATAGATAATTTAGGAAGACCTGTTTACGACATTATTCCTGGAGAAATAATTCAAGTACCTTGTGTAGTAAAAATGAATGACGCTTCTACTGCTATTGCAGATACCAACGAACCTGTAAACTTATTAGCAAACCAAGTAATGATAACTATCCCTTACACTGAAGCCCCTTCAATTGAATTAAACGAACAATTTAATTTATACAATGAAACTTATCGTATTATTCGTATTGACCCATCATCTTCAATTAATAAAGTGGGTATTCTACGTATTACAGGTGAACGCGAAGGTAGAAGTAATTCTGGTGAGGAGGATAATGGATGAAGTTAAAAGAGTCGTTAGAAAAGATATACATTGAATTATCTAAAGATGAAGAATTACTAAGACTTCTTCATTATGTTCCTAAGAACGCATTAGATAACCCTTTAGATAAATCAAAGAAAGATATATTGAGTAGAGATGATAAGTATACAATTATTTCAAAAATACTACTTCCATCAGATAAAACTTATGATTTAGTTTTGGACTCTAAGATGTCTCGTATTTGTTTTTATACAGGAACTCGTAAGCCTCAAACAAGTCAAAATAAATTTGCAGGAAGATTACAGGATAATCCATATGCATCTGACCAAGTTTACAATTTTGATGTATATGTACATGTGGATATTGATATAGTAGATTTTCGTATGACTTGGATTTGCGATAGATTAAATGAATTATTACTTCTCAATCCTATCACAGATGTTGGTGATTTTATTTTAGCATTTGGTTCCCCCATTGCTAATACTCCTAAAGGTTTTATAGGTTACAAAATGGCTTATACTGCTACCTCACTCCAAGAATCACCTAAGAGAGTACATAAATGAAGATTGATTTTGATAACGTATGGGGAAATCCTAAATACATAAAAAACACACCAATATACCCTGTAAAAGTAGAGAACATGATTGATTTTTACGAAGCGTCAAATTGCTTAATAATACCAAAGAATTCTATGAGTGATCCTGCAATTATTAAGATGTCATATTTATCATTTCTAATTGCAGTAAGTCGAAATCCAGAGGCAGAACATTTACTTGATAAATTAATCAAGCTGATTGAGTTAGTAACAAGAGGAAATGACATTGGATTCTACTTAGATGAAAAGAATAAAATTGTTATTTCTATAGATGATAAATATTCAATACATGAACGAGATTTTGATAAGTTTCGTGAGATTATAGGTATTCAAAATTTAATAGAAACTAAAGACGATTCATTAGGTAGTGATTTTGATAAAGCAAAAGCAGATGCTAAGGTACACCTATCGAAAAAAAATGGACGTATGGCAGATTTAGAACAGCAAATTTTTGCTTATAGATGTGTTCAAAAACTATCTTATGATGAAATAAGAAATTTAACAATATATCAATTCAGAAAAGAGATTGAAAGAATTGATTTAATTAAGTCCGCTGATATATTACAGAACGCACAATACAGCGGTATGGTTTCATTTAAAGAAGGGACAACTATCCCTCACTGGTTGGATCATATTAAAGATAAGTCATCTGATGATGATTTAGTATTAACTAAGGAACAACTAGATCAAATCAGTAAAAAGAATGGTTTAGTAAATAAATAAAAAAATACATAATTAAGAAAGAGGTTATTTTATAATGACAGAAAAATTGTTTGCAGTATCAGTAGCAGACGCCTTATTAATTGACACATCTAATGATACATTAGTTGTTAAAGGTACTGCACTTTTAAGTTCTACTATGGAACAAACTATGCAAGAAAATGAACTATTTGCAGGACGAGGTTCTAAACTTCAGTTCGTATACAACTACCAAAAAGTTTTAACTTTCCAAATTGAAGCCGCTGATTTTTCCCCTGTATATTTAGCATTACAAACTGGTTCAGAAATTAAAAATAAAATGAGCTCATATTTCACAGAAGAAAAAGTTAAGTTTGATGCATCTGGCAAAGGATCACTTTCTCAAACACCAATTGGTAATGTTTATGTTGAATTAGCAGCTAATCATGTTACAAAAGCTCCAACAGGTAAAGACATTACAGATATTGCATATGCTAATAAGGAATTAAAGGTAGCATATCAATATAGTGCTCAAGTTGACGAATTAACAATCTCGGCTAACGATTTCCCTAAATCATATAAATTAGTATTGACTTCAGATATCTTCAATTCTGATGGTGACAAAGCATATGAACAACAAATTGAAGCTCCTCGTTATAAACTTGATGGCGCATTATCACTTAATCTTACTCATGATGGTGTATCTCAATTCACATTAAATGGTAAGACTTTAGTTGACAATGATGATAATTATGCTTATATCAAATGGTTACCTGTAAATGGCACAAGTATCAAGGTGTCAATGTTAGCAACTGATGTTTCTGAAGCTACGTTAGCAGTTGGTGAAAAACAAAAGGTTATCACTTATGGTATTCGTGGCGGTGGTTATAGTAATGTTTTAATGGACAATACAACGCTTACTTTTGACACTGATGATGCAGCAATTGCTACTTTTGTTAACGGAGAGATTACTGCTGTAGCTGTAGGTGAAACAAATGTTAAAGTATCTGACGGTACTTACACTGATGTTATTGAAGTTGTAGTAGCTTAATTAAATAAATACATAATAACGAGTAGGGTTAACTCCCCTACTCTCTTTTTATTATCAATGGAGATTATTATGTCTAAAATACAATTTAAAGACTTAAATCAGATACAACGCTATTTAGAACGTAATGCTAAACAGGTATTTAGTGATAAGAGGATTGAATCAGTATTAGCTAAAACAATGTCACAATCAGTTTATGATGTAGTTTATGGAAAATACATACCAGTTGAATATAAACGTAGACGGAATGATGGCGGTTTGTCAGATGTTCGTAATATGAAAATCACTAAAGTTGAAGTTAAAAACGGTACAGTGAGAATTCTATTTGAAAATTTAACAAAAGGTCAAACTCACTACACTCCTATTTATGAACAACCTATTGATAGTCTAAATGGACAATTTATCACTGATGTAATCAATGATGGAGATTTTAATGGTGATAATTGGTATAGGCAAGGTAAGTGGAATGAAGCTAGACCATTTGTACAAGAAACAATTAGACGAATTGAAGCTAATCCTACATATTTAATTGAAGCTATAAAGAACGCATACAAGAAACTTGGATTTGAAGTTCGTTAGCTTCAAGTCTTTTTATTTCATTCTTTTGAAAGGAGAATGTTAAATTGAGTAAGATCACAAAAATTAGGTATTTCACCAAAGACAAATTAGGAAAAGTGAATCCTGATAATTTTAAGCAGTATGAAAAATATTTAAAGAGCAATATTCAGAAAAACAGAGATGTTAAAGATACAACTTATAAAGTATATCAAAACTATTTTAATCAGTTTTTAGTTTACCTTATGGAAGAATGTGATAACATCAGTCTGTACGATGAAGACTTTTTAGATGATGCTGTAGATATTATGGAAGGATTCATTAGTTTCTGCCAAGAAACTCTAGGTAATAATAAAAAAGTAATCAATACTAAGCTTTCTGTTATTTCCAGCTTCTACAATTGGTCTGAGAAAAGGCAATTTATCGATAAGCATCCCTTTGCTAACAAGTTAGAACGAATGAAAGGTGCAAATGAGGAAAGTATTATCACTTCTCATTACTTAGCACAAGAAGAAATTGATAAAATTTCACAAGGTTTAATTGAAGATAAAAAATATGACATTCAAGATAGATTGATTTGGAACATCATGATTCAATCTTGCAATCGTGTCGGAGCTATTTCAAAGTTAACTTTATCATCTTTAGATTTAGAAGGAATGTTATTTGAAGATATTCGTGAAAAGCGTGGATATAAAGTTGAAGTAATATTCGAAGAAGATACTAAGTCTTTGATTGAAGAATGGTTAGAGATGCGTAAGGAAATGGATAACTCTGAAGTAGATGCATTATTTATAACTAAACATAATGGTGAATATCGACAAATGGTTAAAGAGACTATTCAATGGAGAATTAAACGTTTTGGTGAAATTATTGGAATCGATGACTTTCGTTCGCATAGCATTCGTAAAACTGCACTGAATCAAATTTATGAAACAACTGGAGACTTGGCTTTAGCAGCCGAAATGGGTAATCATAAATCTGTAGAGACCACTCGACAATCATATATTAAGCCAGCATCTAAAGCTGATGTTCGTAAAAAGATCGCTAAGTTAAAAGAAGAGAAAGCTAAAAAGAAATTAGAAGAAGCAAATACATAAATAACTGAACTACTCCCCTACTCTTTTTAGGGGTTTACTTGAGTTATTTATATGATATCAGAATTTTATTTAACAAAATACATAATTTACTCTTGAATTATTTTCACTCTCCTGTTATTATTTAATTGTAGATAAGATTTATGTAACACATCTACTAATTAATAAAATACATAATATGAAGGAGAGATTTAATGGTAAAGGAATTACAAGTAATTAATCATGAAGGACAGTTAGTAACAGATAGTAGAGATGTGGCAGAAATGGTTAATAAGCGACACGACCATCTACTTGCTGATATCAAAAGATACTCTGGTGTTTTGGACTCCCAAGATTTCGGGAGTGCTAATTTCTTCATTCAACATAAGTATTATAATAGCCAAAACAAAGAAATGCCTTGCTTCCTTCTCACTCGCAAAGGATGTGACATGGTTGCTAATAAGATGACTGGCGAAAAAGGAATTTTGTTTACTGCTACATATGTTACAAGGTTTGAAGAGATGGAGAATGCATTGAAATCTCAAGTTCAAATAGCTTCATATATGATTGATGATCCTATTCAACGTGCTGAGAAGTGGATTGAGGAACAGCGTGAGAAGCAACAATTACAACTTCAAAACAGTACTTTTAAACAACAAATTGGTGAAATGAAACCTAAAGTATCTTATTATGATGTTGTACTGAAGTCACCTTCTGCTATGACAGTTACCGAGATTTCTAAAGACTATGGTATGAGTGCTAATAAATTTAATCAACTGTTACATGGTCTAGGTATTCAGTATAAGCAAGGTAAAGTATGGTTCTTATATTCTAAGTATCATGATAAAGGATATACTAAAACCGAAACTTATACATATGATGAAGATAAAACAAGAATTAGTACTAAATGGACACAAAAATGAAGACTATTTTTATATGATATCCTAAAGCAAAATGATGTACTTCCGATGATTGAACAAGACGAACAAAAAGAAATAGCATAATACTTACACATAATTAGCAAACTAAATACATAAACAAAAAGGTGAGAAAATCAACTCTCACCTTCCCTATTAAAATTAATAAATATCAATTACTTCAGCTTTAACTATTTCAACAACTTGTATGTCCAATTCAAAGAAATAGCAATCATCCTTGAATGTGAAGTTTGGAATTGTAATATTATCAGGAGTAAATAAATTATCGATGTCATTGATTAAATCGTCATGCACATTTTCAACTAATACGCATAAATCAAATTCAGCTATCCCCTCCTTTATTACGTTGAAGGTGAAATAATTGGTGAATTTGTATGTAGATTCTTGGATGCAATTTGCTGACATGTTAAAGTTTTCGATGCTGAAATCTAGACAGTTATCTTCATCATAATTGTATTCTTGGTAAATTACTTCAAACGTTTTAATTTTACCATTCTCATAGATTGGCTTACCCATTAGCTCAACTTGTGATGGAATATTACCTTTTGCGATAAGTTTGATTGATACGATTAATGTGTTCATTTTTCATTCTCCTCTTCTTTTGTGTAATTTATTCATTTTGTACGTTTGTACGTATTTTAGTACATTAACAATGTAGCATGTAATGAAAATTAGTGTCAACATTTTTCTGTACGTTTTTACGGAAAAACGATATAATATAATAAATGAAACATGAATGGAGAATGGTGTTCTATGAAGTCTATAGAGGTTAAACTTAAAGAAATTCTAAAGGATAAAAATTTAACACAGGAACAATTATCAGAAATGACAGGCATAAGAAGAGCTACTATAAGTGAAATCAGTACTAATAATAAAACAGCAATGAACAGAGTACACTTGGCTAGAATTGCGGAAGTATTAGAAATAGATGACATTGCACAGCTTATTGACTTTAAAAATGAGTAAAACGTTAGATATATCATAAATTTCATAATTATGCTATCCTTAGATTACATATTTTTGTATTTAAGGAGGTTTAATTATGAAATTTAACAGATTGTGGATTGTATTATTTTGTTTTGCTTTCCTATTGTCTGCATGTGGAAAAGAAAGTGATGAAAAGGTAACTGCTAGTAATGATCAAGAAGAATTAGATCCATTGAAGCAAACTGCTACTGAATATGTTGAACCAGTCGAACCAGAATTAAGCGAAGATGAAAAGTTTATGGAAAAATACAATCTTAGTTTAACAGGAAAAGAAGTTCAGTATGATTTAGTAAATAATTTAAACACGGATTTCTTCTTAAGTGGAACTGCTGAATTATGTGATTATTATAATTATGGCTATACTAATGAAAAATCTTATTTTTGTGTACAATTAACTCCTCTTGATAGAGGATATTCTGATTCATGGTATTTGTATTTCCATAGAGAGTCATTTGATAGTATGTACAAATCATTATTAACTACGAATGTTAATATGAGACTAGCAGCGTTCATACCTAAAAAAGGCTATATACAAGGTCAAGGCAATATGGCAGTGGTGAGAAGATACGAATTAATAAAATAGGTATAGAATACAATTAAGTCTAAGTTATATACTTAGACTTTTTTATTTTAATTAAATAAATACATAAAAGGAGATTTTAATATGTCTAATAAAATTAACACGGTTGACCCATCATTCTTTACGCAACGAGCAGAAAATGTTAATAGAGAAGAGGTTTATCACTTCAACGAAGAAAAAGGTCACAGTATCACCTACTTCCCTAAATTTAGTCAAATTAAAAAAGATAAATTAGTTGTGGAATTGATTGAAACTATTCAATATTGTAAAGATAATAAAATGGAATACTTAACAAATGATGCTCATGTTGACCAGTATACTGGTTATTTAATTATCAAATACTTTACTTCCCTATTTGACACTTTATCTAAATTGTCAATCGAAAACAATATTGACTATATGTATGAACTCTATGATAACGGGCACTTTGAGTTTTTCCTTGAAGATTTATTTTCACTTGAGGAAGTAGAAAAAGTATTTAACCAACTTAAGAAAACGAAAGAATTAGCAATGCTATACAAGAAAGAATTAGATTTACATAAACAAACTATTGAGTCACAAGTGCAGACCAAAGCATTAAAAGAAAAAGTGTTGAATAAATTAAATTAAATACATAGTTTAATCATTTTCACACCATCTTCTTATGGTGTTTTTTATTTACCCTAAAAATATAATAAGGAGGAATAATAAATGTCTATGACAAGTAACCCTATTGAACTCTTAATGAGTTTAGATGTCAATAGAGGTAGGTCACAACAAAATATTGATCAATACGTACAAGCGTTGAAAAAGTATTATGATAAAAATCCATTATTAATTTCAGTAGGGATAGACTCTAGTGGATTAAAAGCATCAAGTAAGGATATTGAAGAATTACAGAAGCAAGTGTCCAAGCTAAAGAATCAACTTTCAAGCACTGGAAGTAATAAATCAGCATCTAGTGAAACATCTAAAGTCACTGATATGTACGATAAACAAGTTGCTTCACTAGGTAAATTAAGTACTGAATTGTATCGTATAGAAAAAATGTTACCTAGAGCAATGGATAAGTCTAAAGTTGCTGAATTAAAATCAGAAATTGATAAGTTGAAGAATATTCAAGTAATGAATCCTGCATCTTTGAAGCAAAATCAAAGAGAAATTAATGCATTACGTGAAAGTATTAAACGACTTAATATTGATGCTAGGGATGCATCCAAGTCAACTAACGAATTAGGCAACGCCTTCTCTACTGCTTTTACAAAATTTCCAATCTGGATGTTAGCATCTACAGCATTTTATGCCCCTATTCGTGGTATTCAAGATATGACTGAGCGTACAATCGAATTAGACAGCGCTCTCATAGGTTTAGCCAGAGTCATGAATGCTCCTGAGTACCAGTTCAATGAGATGATAGAAAAGTCTTTAGTAAATGTGCGAGAATTATCAGGCGTCACTACTGAATATCTTGAAATACTGAATGAGTTTGCTCGTATGGGATATAATGCTTCTGACTCATTAGATTTAACTAACACTGCACAAATGTTTACTAATATATCAGATTTAAACGCTAAAGAGTCTGTAGATACTTTGGTCGCTGGGCAATTGGCATTCAACGTTGCTGCGGAAGATTCAATTAGAATTGCAGATGCTTTAAATGAGGTAGACAACAACTTTTCAATCACTACTAAAGACCTAGCATTATCGATGGGTCGTGCGGCACAGTCCGCCAAGGCGTATGGCGTAAGTATGGAAGAACTTGTTGGTTACACTACTGCTATAGGTGCAGCAACTCGTGAATCAGGAAACGTTGTAGGTTAACATAATAGCCCCTTATAATGGCGACATTATATTGAACACCGAATATCGGGGGAAATCCACGTAAGTGGACGATCACCGAAGCGTCAATCAAAGAAACGCTCGAACGACTGACAAGGTGTAACTCATAATTTAAATTAATCACATTCCACTATTTAATATAATAAATACATAAAATAAATAATATTAAGTTGTAATAAGATTATTAATATGGTAATATTTAAATATAGGGATAGACAAGGAATTGCAAACCTTATTGACAAGTAAAGCATCCTAACTTTACTTCCCTATTTAATTATATTTAGGAAATATGAAATTACTGTAGGAGGTAATTAATAATGTGTGAAGCTAAAGAGAATAAATACATAAATTTTCAAACTGGCAAAGAATTAGATTGGAGCATGGTGGATAAGTTGAAAGACAACGCTATGTTGAAACACCGCCCAGATTTATGGGAAGTTTGGGATTTTACTCAGAATGTTAATGATGATATATATAAAGTAAGTTATGGAAGTGGTAAGAAAGTGTTCTTCAAATGTATGGAATGCGGAAACATTGTACCACAATTTATTAAAAATAAAGTAAATGGTCATGGTTGCAAGGTGTGTATAGGAAAAGTAGCATCAGAACATTACAATCTAGGAATACTGTACCCACAATTAATAAAGGAATGGCATCCTACATTGAATGGTCATTTAACTCCTTATGATGTCACTCCTTCTAGTGAAAAACAAAAATTTTGGTGGGTATGTGACAAAGGACATTATTATGATGCAATGGTTGGTGATAGGAAAAATGGCAATGGATGTCCATATTGTAGTAATAGAAGAGTATTAGTAGGGTATAATAATGTAGGATTTACTCACCCACGTATAAAAGATATTCTTTTAAATAAGTCTGATGCAGATATATATTCTCATGGATCAAAGCAGAAATTAGAATTCGTATGTGGATGTGGAAATCGTATAAATAAGCAATTGGTAACGGTGGTAAGACAAGGTTTATGTTGCCCTATATGCAATGATGGGATTAGTTTTGGTGAAAAAGTAATGCTTAATCTTTTATCTGATAATGGTGTGAATTTTAAATATGACTCAACAACCAATTATTCTCAAGGAAGACGTTATGATTTTATATTAGATGAAATATCAACAATTATAGAAATTAACGGAGAGCAACATTACAAAAGGACTTTTGAGACATTAAGCCACAGAACCTTAGACGAAGAACAAGAGAACGACAGATTAAAAGAACAACTAGCTAGAGAAAATGGAATTGAACATTATTATAACATAGAAGTTTCAGATAGAAATATAGATGTTTTATCAAATAGAATAAGAGAATTGGGATTGTTAGAAAAGTTGAAGTTATGTAATGTTGATTGGAAAGAAATAGAGAAAAAGTCATTATCGTCAATGATTATTTTTGTCTGTAAAGCTTTTGATGAAAACCCTACTTTTGGCAATGCGGAATTATCAAACATGTTTAAATTAAGTACTGCTACTATAACTAAGTATTTGAAAATCGGACAACGTTTGAAACTATGCTCATATAATAAAGATTCAATGAATGAGAGAGTTGCGATAAATAATAAAAAGTCTAAATCGATAGTACAAATGGACGAAAGTTATTGTTTTATAAGGGTATACCATTCTATGAGTAAAGCTGGGATAGAAGTTTACAATAATAGAGGAACAGGTAGATACATTAAGGATAGATGCGAAGGTAATGAGAGTATACTTAAAGGATATTACTGGATGTATCTTGAAGAATATGAACAAAAATACGGCAAATTATCATGAGTAGGATTAATTCCCTACTCTTTTTTATTACTTCACCTTATTAAACAGTGGAATGTGATTAAAGGTGGATTATGAGTTAATGATACAGTCTGATCTATACGTATGTGTAAAGGTATAGAGAGAAGGTCAAGTGTAAAGACACTTTAAAGAAGTACCTTTTCCGCTAATCTAAATTAGATTAGTCAGTAATCCTTAATTGTTGGATGAAAGTAACAGAGTGAACAGTTTAAAAACAATTTTTAGTCGTATAGCTACCCTACCAAAAGCGGAAGAAGCATTGGCCGGAGTAGGAGTATCCATTAAAGATTCATCTGGTAATATGCGTGAAGTTGGAGATATTATTGATGATTTAGGTAAAAAATGGGGAACCCTGAATTCAGAAGCCCAACAGTCAGTACTCATTAATGTAGCTGGGACATATCAACAGAATAGACTTGCAGCGCTCATGAATAATTACACTATGTCCATCAGTGCGAATGAAAGTGCATTAAATTCTCAAGGATCAGCAATGAAAGAACAGGAGCGATATAACGAATCCCTTGAAGGACGGATTAACCGACTAGATACAGCATGGACTAGCTTCAGCAAAACAGTAGGAGATACTATTTTATATGATGGAATCGTTGTCGTTACTAAAGCATTAGAAGGAATGGCTGACGGTGGTAATAGTGTAGTATCAACAATAGGATTACTCCCTCCCCTATTCGGAGCAGCTTATACTGCTGTATTCTTGCTCAACTCAGGATTCAGAAGTTTAACTATTGGAATGGGTACTGCCGTAGGAAGTGCAATTAGTACTACTGTAGCTACACGAAGTTTAACTGTTGGAATAACTAGTCTTAGAGCATCTGTTGCAGCATTAGGAGTAACCTTCAAGAGCGTTCTTGCAAGTACGGGCGTAGGCTTAATATTTGTCGGATTAGGTTTCGCAATTGAGAAATTAACTGGCATCATGTCAGAAAACATTCAGCAACAAGAAAAGTATGAGGAAGTTGCTAATAAGAATACATCTGCATTGACAGACAATAAAGACAGAGTTGATGAATTAATTGCAAAGTATAACTCACTTTCTGATGCTAAAAATAGTGGAGATTGGAGTGCCGATAAAGAAAAGGAATACCTAAAAGTTCAAGAAGACTTAGCATTCCTATTCCCTGCCCTAGTATCTCATATTGATTCTACAGGTCAAGCTCATATTAAAAGTAGTGCTGCTATTGAAAAGGAAATTGCAGCTACTGAAGAATTAATTAGACTTAAAAAAGAAGAAACAAAAGCAAACGCTGAAGACGTATTTAAAGAAAATATAAAAAGTAACGAGAAAACTCAAGGTAAAATAGATTCAAAGAAAGATGCCATTGCTCAATTAGAAAAAGAAAGAGATAGTGGAAGTCCTTTATATGATGTAGAAAGTAAGACTAAGCTTATAACTAAGATGCAAACAGACGTTCAAATGCTAGAAATGCAAATGTCTGCATCTACTCAAGAAATAGTTGGTAACGTTCTAGAAATATCAAATGCATTCTCTAACATTAAAATTGATTCAGGTGTAACTAATGCTATTTCTACTTTCCTTTATGATTTAGATTTCTCTAATTTAGATGAAGCTCAATTAAAATCATTCTCAACAGAATTAGGCAAGCTTATGTCGGATATGCAAAAAGCAGTAAATACTGATGATGCAGAACTATTTAATAAATCAGCAAAAGGTATCAATGAGTTAGCATCTAAATACAATGTAGCTGATTCTGAAGTAAATAAGTTTGACACTAACTATAAAAACTTCTTGAACACTGTAAAAGGTGGTAATGGAGTTGTATTGCAAGAAAGTGACTCTCTAGAGTCGTTTGCTGACGGTGCAGATGGAGCTTCTGATTCAGTTTCAGAATTAGCATCTAAAATGAAAGACTATAAAGATGCCGCCGAACAAATGGCAGGAGTATCTCAAGCAGGTATTGACTCGCTAAACGACCTTATTCTTAAATACGATATACTCTCCTATCAATTAGCAGGATACACTGAACAACAATTACAAGATATTTACACTAAAGAAAATTTAACATCTAAAGAACAAGATATTAAAAATATTCTAGATCAACGTGTAGCAACAATGCAAGAAATGTCTAGCGTCTACCCTGACCTGCTAGATAAAGATGGAAAAGCTATTGTTCTATCAGATGAAAAACGTAAGGCTATTGAAGCTGAAAATCATGCAAATGAAGTGCTATTAAATGCTTACAAACTTGCTCGTGATGGTAAATTAAATGCTGAACAACAAGCTACTTTAGCATCTGCTAGTGGAGCTAAAGCTCGTATCCAAAATCTAAAAGTAGAAATCGATATGCTAAGTAAGTATGTCAGAGCAAACCAATTGGCATTAGCTAGTGCTACAGTAATAAGTTCCCTACCATTGACAGGTCTTGCTGGTGATGTTGCACAAATGGGACTAGCTGCTCAACAAAAAGCAATGCAGAGTAATCTTGCAGCATCAAAAGCAGAATTAGATACTCTTAGTAGTAGTTTGAATACTAATATTGGTAAGATTGAAAGCTTCTCAGCAGCAATAGAAGATTCATCTTCTAAAACGGGTAAAAATAGCAAAGCTACTCAAGATAATACCAAGTCTAAGAAAGAAAACAACAAAGAAACAGAACAATCTATCTATCTTACTGATAAGTATAAAAAGAAGATAGAAGAAGTTACTCTTGCTATTGAAGAACAAAACGCTATTCAGGCTACTAAATCTGAGCATTCTAAAGATTATCGCAAATCATTAGAGAAAGAATTAGCATTAGAGCAACAAAAGCTTCAGATAATGAAAGACCAGTCTAAGTCTATTGACCAACAAATTAAGTCTGGTAAAATTCAACAAACTGGAAACGTTAATGTTAATAGTGGTTCAGGCGGTAAGATTCATGGTTATGATGGTAAGATAACTTCTAGACCTGGCGAACGTGCAGATAATCATCGTGGTACTGATATTGCTATGAAGACTGGTTCTCGTGTAGACTCTCCAGTAAGTGGTAAAGTTATAAAATCTGGCGCAGCTACTTCTGATAAAAATGGTAAAGCAATGCACTGGTCATACGGTAACATGGTGGTTGTTCAAGATGATCAAGGTATGAAGCATATCCTAGCTCACTTAGATGATACCCTTGTAAAAGTTGGAGATCAAGTTGAAGCAGGTCAACAAGTCGGTAAATCAGGTAATACTGGTAAATCAACGGGTCCTCATTTACACTATGAACAAAATACCGCAGATGGCAAAGTAGTTAGCTCATTAGATACTGTCAATGCTATTAGAAGTGGTAATAAGACAGCGACAACTTCCACTAAATCTAATGCTACTACGGTGTCTAGTACTCCTGAAACAGTAGTATGGAATTACTTTAAGAATAAAGGTTTAAGTGATGAAGCCGTAGCTGGATTAATGGGCAATATTAAGCAAGAATCAAACTTTAATTCTAAAGCAGTTAATAAGTCAAGTGGTGCTAGCGGTATTTTCCAATGGTTAGGTGGACGTAAAACTGGACTACAAGATTATGCTAAATCAGTAGGTAAATCATGGACTGACTTAGAAGTACAATTAGACTACGCTTGGAAAGAAATGCAAGGAAAAGAAAAGAAAAGTCTAGAAGGATTAAAAAAGACTAATCTTACAGCTTCACAACATGCAACAGAGTTTGAGAAGAATTTCGAACGTTCAGGTGGTTCAGGTAATAAGAAACGAGCATCTGCGGCAGACCAATACTACAATAAATACAAAGGTACTAATGGCGGCGCTGGAGTAGGTATTGATACTTCTCAACAAGCTATTGATCAAGCTATGTCTGATTTGAACGGTTTAAATAAAGAAATTTTAAATCAACAAAACAATATCGAAGACTTAAAACGTCAATTAATTGATGCTAATTTAGCAGGATATGAAAATCGTAAGAGTAACTATGATAAAACTTTAGAAAACTCAGAAGTACGATTAAGTAGATTAAGCGATACATCTGAGGAATATCGAAAAGAACTTGAAGCACAAACTAAAGCTCTTACCGCTAAACAAACAGAAAATAATGCTGAAATTAAATTCTTAGAAGATACTATTAAAAATGGTAAGTTAACAGATAAAACTATTGATGAATTAAATCAAAAAATAAATGAATTAGCTAAAGTTAACCATGAAATAGATTCTTCTAAGCTAGAAATTCAGAATAAAATTCTAGAATCATATGTTAAAACTGTTGATCAATTAATCAATAAATACAGTGAATTACAAGCTCTTAGCAGCAAAGCTTTAGATTATGAAGCATTAAAACTTCAGGAATTGGATTCTAATTCATTAAGATACCTTCAATCATTAGAAAAAATGAATAAGATGAGAAAGGATTCTCAGAATCTAAATCGTCAAGAATTAACTTATCTTGAGAATTTAATCTACAGTGGGAAACTTAGTGGTGAATCATTAGAAAATGCTACAGCTAGAGCTAGAGATCTTCGATTAGAAATTAAACAACTTCAACTTGATATCCAAGAAAAAGACTTTGAGATTCTCATGACTATCAAAACTAACTCTGATGCCAAATTAGAAGAAATTCAATTTGAAATGAATCGTGCTACAGCAATTAGAGATATGTTTGAACAAGGTACTGGAGAATACATTAAACAAACTCAAAATCTAATTAAATATCAAGAACAACTTGCTAAACAACATCTAGAAACTCGTGATGCATTAGCAAATGAGCTGAAACAGTATGATATCTCTCTTGAACGTCGAAAAGATGTAGAGAAAATGTTACGTGAAGAACATCTTGCCTATCTCAATGCCCAAAAAGGACTCAAAGATTATCAGAAACAACTTGAAGAAGGCAAGAAAAGTAATCTTAATGAGATTGCTGATAAATTTATTTCTGCTTTAAAAGAATATTATCAAGAACTTCGTGATGAGCATATGAAGTCAATTGAGGAAATGTCTAAAAAAGAGACAGAAGCTCATGAGAAACGTAAGAAACAACTTGAAGATGAAATGGAATTATTCCGTAAAAATGTTGAAGAAAAATTACGTTTAATTGACCGTCAAGAAGCTGACCGTGACTACAATATGGAAATTGATGATATGGAGAAAGAACGTAATAAATTGCAGTCAGAATTTGACCTCCTATCATTAGATAATTCCAATGAGGCTAAATCTAAACGTAAAAAGCTACAAGAACAACTTGACCAAATTGACAAAGATATTGCTGAAAAACGTCATGATCGTGATATTGAATTACAAAAACAAGGTTTAAGCGATATGCTTGAATCTAAAGAAGAAGAAATGAATGGCAAGATTGAGTTAGAAGATAAGCAATACGAAGAAGTAATGAATCGTATCGATAGAGAGAAACAATATTGGGAGAAACATTATAATGACTTAATGAATGATGAGCGAGAGTTCGCAAGAATCAGAGAAGACATTATGAATGGACATCTTGATAAAGTAGTAGCTGAATTTCAAGACCACATTGAACGAATGAAATTAACTATGCCTGATTTAGCTGATACTATGGATGGTACTATGCAAGCTGTTGGTATGACCATTAGACAAAATGTTATAGACCATTTACAAGAAGCTATAAATATGGTTCATGAATTTAATCAAGTTGCTTCTACTATGGCTCAAGTTGGTGACAATTTTGATCCGGGAAGCTTCTTTGATGAAAGTAAAATGGGTCAAGGTGGAGTATCTAAAGGAAATCTTAATGAAGGTGACATGCAAATACTGCTAGGCAAATTCTTAACAGATAATGTCACAAGACATCTTACTGGTGACGCCAAGAATAAAGCTCATAGTACAGGTAGCCAAATCGGTAAATCTGGAAGACAAAATGGTGGCACTATTGATAAAAATGTTAGCTTTGATAGTGCTATCAGTGGTTTAACACCTGCTGAATTAGAATCTTTAAAACAATACTTCAAACAAAACTCTGGAGTTGAAGGTGGAAACTATTCTGATTTCATTAGAGATTTTGCTAATAATAGTTCGGATTATGGGTCAATTGAGTCTAGCAATAAACATGGACTAACCAATCCATTGACTTATGGAACAATGCAAGTCCTTATGGCTAAACACATCAATGAAAGCATGTTAGGTCAAACTAAAGATGCAAATATGCGTAAACAACTTAAATCTACAGCAGATACTATGGCTCAACAGGGTCGTGCATCAGGTTCTACTTTAGCATCTGATGCTTCATTTATGTCTATGGTTGGTCTAATGGACGGCAATCAAAAAGGACAAATGAAGAACTTTATGCAAAGTCAAGTTAATATTATTCCAGATTCTAAAATGCAAAAAGACTTCTTGAGATTTGTTGCATCATTAGATACTGGAGGGTTCATGAATTGGTCAGGTAATGGTATCGATGGTAAAGGTGGTAAAGCTATTATAGCTCATCCTAATGAAATCATGCTAAATAAAGTAGATACCCAAGGATTCTTTAACTCAATCAATGTTATAGATAGAGTTATGAGTAGTTTAAAACCTATGTTAGCTAAATTCACTCCTCAGCCTACCCTATCCAACTTGCAACAAAGTGGTGACACATATCAAATTCAATTTGGTGATGTTATCGAAGCTACCAAAGATCAAGCTGAGACATTTGCTACATCATTTATAAATAATGTAAAAACGAAAAAAGGAGGTAAGTTTTAATGTATCAATCTCTCAACTTCACATACAACGGTGAGTCTAGTGAAGATATGGGCGTTGTAATGATTAATGACGGAGGTGGATTATACAAAGAAACCTTCCTACCAAACCGTTCAATTAGAGAAAATAAGATAAATGGAAAAGATAGACCGTACTTCATGGGAGTGGAAAATAATCCACTCTCTTTTTCTTTGTCTTTTTTCATTAAAGATTGGAAAGATAGAAACAATTTGAGAGCCATATCTAGGTGGTTGTTCACTGATTACTATAAGCCTCTAATTTTTGAATCAAACTTAGATCGAGTATTTTATGCAATCATTGAAGGTAACAGTGAGCTTATACATAACGGATGTCAAGATGGACACGTAACTTTAAATGTTCGATGTGATTCACCATATAGCTACTCCCCTCTCATACCGCATTATGTATCTGTGCGAGGAAAAGCAGAACCGTATTTTTACAATGAAGGTGATGCAACTATTCGTCCACAATTAAAAATCACAAAAATTGGCGATGGTGATATTTCAATAAAGAATGAAGAAAATAAGCAAGAATTCAAATTGACAGGGTTATATGACAAAGAAGTTATTTTGGTTAATTGTGAAAACGAAGAAATTATAAGTGGTTTTCAAAAATCACTTAATAGATATTTGCATAATAATCACAATGATATTTGGTTAGATTTTGATAGGAATTCTTCTTCAACATTTACTTTTACAGGTGATTTTGATTGTGAATTTTATCTTGAGTATAAATATTTAAATGAAGATAGACCAATATACTACTAATGAAAGGAGGAAATAGATGAATATTTTATCATTGTACATTGACGATATATTATCTCAAAAAGAAATCACACCAAACATATACTTATGCAAGCCTGATAAAAGTCGGATTAGAAAATTGAAAGACATTTATAATTTAAAGATGAATGCGAAGTTAGGAGCAATAAATGAACTTTCTTTTACTACCCCTGCTTATGTAGATAGAAATCATGAGTTAATTAAAAATCCACTCATCTCTGAAATAAAGTTATTTTATTTAGTTGAATTCCAATTTAAAGATACAACTGAATATTTTGTTGTTATGAGTCAAAATAAATCTATGTCAAGTAGTGAAGAAGTTATTTCCTACAATTTGTTAAGTTTTGGCTATCTTTTAAATAACAAATTAATTAAATTATATGAAGCTACATCATATACATTAAGTCAACTTGTATTTGATTTCTTAAAGGAGACAGATTGGGGAATTGATTATATTGATGTAGATTTTGATGTTAACAATTCAAATGCATTAAAACGTTCATATCAAACAGATAATTCAACTGTATTACAATGTCTATTTGACGTAGCTACAAAATTTAATGCGATTATTAACTTTGATACTGTAAATCAAAAGGTTTCATTTTATAAACCAGAAAAAATAGGATTAAATCGTGGATGGCGGTTAAAAAAGGGAAAATATTTAGAATCATATAATGTTGATATTAACATTGATGAAATAGTAACTCGCATGTTCTGTTATGGAAGTGAAGGGCTTGAA